CCTTGAATACCTTGAATTCCAGTAGGACCAGTAGGCCCCGTTGGCCCTGTGGGGCCAGTAGGTCCAGTGACCCCCTGAATACCTTGCGTACCAGTAGGTCCAGTAGGTCCGGTGGGGCCAGTCGGACCAGTCGGTCCAATGGTGCCTTGCGGGCCAGTCGTCCCTGTGGGGCCTGTGGGTCCGGTAGGTCCGGTTGGACCCGTAGGCCCTGTAGGGCCAGTTGGTCCCGCAACTGTGGAGGCAGCACCTGTGGGACCAGTTGGCCCAGTGGGGCCAGTGGGTCCAGTTGCTCCGGTCGGGCCAGTCGGGCCAGTGACACCCTGCACACCAGTAGGGCCGGTTGGACCCGTTGGTCCTGTAGGCCCAGTAGGTCCAAATCCACCAGTTGGGCCGGTGGGGCCGGGCGTAATACCGGAAACAGCACCTGTCGTTGTGCGACGAGATACGCCACCCTGAACAATCTCAAGCTGCTCCTGTCCACTGAGGGACGTAGCTACAGGAAGATTGGGGATTTGCACATTTGACATGCGTTACACCGAAGTAATTGTTTGCCAACCACTACCAGTATACACGCAAAGTTTCTGCAATGTCGTGTCAACCACTAACGCGCCAGTTTCTGATGTCAAAGCATTTTTCTGCACGGTCGTGTAATTTGGCGCCGTTGTAATCTGATTTAAGTTGGCAATGGCTTGGGTCGTGGTCCTAGAAGATACGCCAGCCTGAACAACTTCAACCTGTTCCGTTCCCGATAAGGAAATCGCAACAGGCAAGTTCGGTATCTGAACATTACTGGCGTACCTAGGCATCAGAGTGGCCCTGTCCTTGGAATCTGGTCAAAGCCATACGGCGAGGCTGGCTCGTTGATAACATACCCGCCAGAAGTATAAGAACCCGCAAAACTTGAATTTTGCAGATCAATCTGGCTGAAATTGATGACCGTAATATACCAAGTTCCATTGGCATTAGTCACGCCACCAACCTCCTGAACATTCACTTGTTGGCCGGTAATCATGCCATTCGTGGTGTTAATGGTCAGGCGAATCACTCCAATGCCATTGTTCGTGACAGCGATGACATTTCGGTATGTCACGGCATTTGGGTCAGTTCCGGGTAATTGGTTGGTTCCACCCGGAGCTTCACCAGTCTGCTGAGTAACACGAGTGTTATTAGTAGCTTGGCTGTCAGCTGTCGTGACACGGGTATCGCCCTGTGGGACCGGAATACCAGTTGATGGGCTGACAGTATTGTAGCCTGACACCTGACGGCGATCCGTTTCGTCCCAAGCATACGGTTCCACACGCGGGTTAACGATTGGCACAGGATCAGCTGGCAAAACAATGGCACGAAGCTGGTTTTGCGGCTCGTCGTAGCAAGGGTCGCAAACAAGGATGCGCTTGTTAATGAGCGAAGCGCCAGCCCAATCATACTGCCACTTTAGCTCAAAGTGATTGTACCAAAGAGCACAGCGATCACAGATGGCAAACGCCCTTGGATCGCGTGCATCAGTTCTCGCCCTACCAGACCTAGAAGCGTAAGCCATGCCGCCTCCTTGTTATCTGAAATAGCCAGAAATCATTGGTGAGATGTACTGCTGCGCCGTTTCCACGTTTTGATCGGCAGCGATCTGATAGGCTTCGTCAGCAAACGGTTTCATTTGCATGACCATGGCAGGAGACCAAACCTGAGCTAGGCGCAATGCCAAACCATAGGCAAATGCCTCAAGCCATAGGTATGGTATGTCTACCGTCTGGCCGTTTTGAAGACCAGAATCTTGAATTTGCGTGACACGGTAATACTTCAGCGATTGCGGGCCGTTGTCAGTATTTGGCACTGGCCAGAGCGTGACAGTGGGTGACAAAAGCCTGTCAAACCAGAAAACAGTCGGGAATCCCTGCTGTTCTTTGTTTGGGTATGACGCATATTCCGTGCGGCTAACCGGCAAAATGATTCGGTCAATGTTGGCGCCACTGTCATCATTCTGGACATAAGCATCCAAAATCACAACAGTTTTAGCATCAACATTATAAGTAGCCTGACCAGTCACCAATGCTGTTGTAACAAGATCAACCTTCCAGAGATTGACGCCTTGGTTAGCCCAGCGGGCAAGCATCATGTTGGTCGCCATACGGGCGGCTTCCATATGCTCTTGCAGTACAGCCGTATTCCTGACGCCAATGAGATTGTACGCATAAAGCGTGATCTCACCGAGGCCGGGATTAAAGTTGTAAGTCCCGCTGGTTGTCATGAGTTAAACCTTACGCTGGGCCAGCCTGAACAATATTTGCTGTTATCGTGCTGCCATTTACAGACACATTAAGGCAAATAGCACGGCAGGGAATTATGATGGCCCCTGCAATATTGGCCGAACCGGACGCAAATCCGGGTGCAACATACCAAGTAGCGGTAGAAGGTGAATAACCCGAAGCGTTAGGGTCATCCAAAGAATACTCAACGGTAAATGTTCCCGTAGAGCCAAGAACAACGCCAACACCGACATTAAAGGGCGTTTGAAAATCATCAACAACACAAATGCCGCTACGGCCCGTGCCTGTTTTGGAAAGAGTTTTGTATTGCATTTCAGTCTTCCTTCTTTGCGCCGGACGGAGAAACAGGCCACGATTTTCTGGCAGGGCCTGTCTTTTTCCGCGCCATTTCTGTTTTTTGCTCTTTGCTCATAGAAGCAGCGGCAGAAGCAGGACGGCAAGCAGGATATGGACGTTTACCCTTTTCACCGGGTATCCTACCACATTCTTTGCCGGTTTTCACATCCCGCCAGTCTTCCGCAAACCATTTACCAAGACCACCACCATCAGCCTTGTTAACGCGGTTATCGTCACCGGACCAGCTACCGCCATGTTGTTTATACCATTTAGAGGCAAATCCATTGGCATAGGCAGATGGGTAAACGTCAAATTTGGCTCTGGCCGCTGCCTTAGCGCGTCCCCAAAGACCTGCGTTTTGAGGCTTTGCAGCCATGTCAGCAATCCCATTTTCTTAAAGACTTGTTGATGCGGCTATCAGGATCAGCAGCTTTTGCAGAGCCAGTCAGCTTGCGCTTCATCCCGGTCATTCTTGCACAAAAGCTATCCTTACGCGAGCCGCCTTCTGGTTGTGGACGCTTAATATCATGCCCTGCGGCACGAAGGCTGGCACGGCCCTTTTCATTCAGCCCACCGGACTCCGACTTACCTTCTTTGCGTGTCCAAGCTGGTGATTTAGCCATTGCCCCCTCCAAAAGGAAAGATGGGGGCCGAAGCCCCCACCAATATTAGTCAAGGCTACCCGAGACATCACGGCCCGGAGCCGGGTTGCCCTTAGCAGCCGACGACAGCGGGTTCATGTTTGAGCCAGTACGGCCACCGGACTTGCGGGGCATACGACCAGCGTGTGCCTTCGACTTCTTGCCAGCAACCTTACCACCATGCTTACGCTCTTCAGCTTCATCGAAGATTTTAGCAGCGTTGTTACGGCGTTCCGGCTTCATGCTTCTATCTTCAGCCATTTCGTTGACACCCTTAGTGGGGCCACCTGACTTGCGAGCGATACGACCTTTCATATGAGCCTCCTATGACCCGAATTAAGCGTTGATTCCCTGAATGTAGCGAACAACCAAAGTTCCCGCGCCATTAGTGACATTGTTAGCACCAGACAAAACATAGATTCGATCATCGTTCGAGCCTGTGGTAATCCAGTTGCCAGTTCGTGTCGCATCCGTTCCCGGTGTCAGCGAAAGTTTGCCAACGGCATTTGCGTTCGTAGCCGCAACAAGTTCAGTTGCAGTTGCTGAATTGCCAACGCTGATGGTGTAAGTTGTTGTCGCGCTTGACCAAGCAGTCGTAACAAACAGATCAATTGATGTAATTGTGCTGTTTGCCGGAATGACGATGTTAGTCGCCAAAGCCGTTGCAGAACCTGTCTGCGTGATTGCCTGAGATTGAGCAAGCTCAACATAACCGACGTTTTTAAGCGTACCAACGGTTGTCCCGGTGGTGTTGATAACCGTACCCGCCTTGAGCGGGCCAGTCCAAGTTGAAGCACCCATAAGAGCCTCCTGCACGATAAGATCACGCCGTCTGTGCAGAGTCCGCTAGGCCGGTCTGCGTGATCAAGAAACCTAGATGAAAAGGCGGGGCTTTTACACCCCGCCCTCTAAAGCTCTTACGATGGGATCGAACCGTAGATCGAACGCCAGTTGTAGTAGCCGAAGCTGTAGCGTTCGTAACCCTTAACCAGAAGGTTATCGGTCACGAAGTCTACCTGCATGTCTGTTTCGAATGGCATACGAACCATATACGACAGACCGTCGATGTTGGTCAGCAAGAACCAAGCAGTCGATGATGTCAAGAAGTCGTTGACCATGTACGATTCCGGCAGACCGCCAGAGGTCATCATGATCGCATTGACGTCGTTGTCTGACGTACCCGGACGCAATTCAGTCTTTGTAAGACGGATTGCGGTAGGCTCAAGCTGCGGCGGAACAATGAGCTTACGCGCACGCGCAAACACCTTGAGGCCAGCCTGATCCTTGAAGTTGGTACGAACAGCAATCATCGAGTTCAACAGAGTTGACTCGTTGAGTTCGCTCGTCGCGTAGTTGGAAATCGTGCTGCCATCAATCGGATGGGAGGTTGACACGAGAGCAACGCCGTCACCGCCAACAGACGCATTATACGTCGTTGAGGTGTTCAGCACGTTCGCGCCGTAGATTTCCTTCGTCTGCTGGAACGACTCAATAAGGCCGAGGTTCGACGGAGCGAACTGGGTCTTGTAGAGGTTGTCGTCGATAGCCTTACGAGTGATCGCGTAGCCGAGAGCAATTTCAGTATGCTCTTGGTTGTACACGTAACGCTCACCAGCCGAGTTGTCGAAAGCGGTCTGACCGCCTTCAGTCTTCAACTGAGCAAGACCCAAGAAGCGCATTTCCGCAGTACGCTCAAGCGCCATTTTGGAATCGTGCTTCGTGAACATCTTGTCGTACTGAGATGGGATCATCTCGTACTTGCCTTCAACCCCGCGCAGACCGGGAAGGAGAAGGTCTTTAATCGCTGAAAGATTAACAGCCATGATACCTTACTCCTTAGATGCCGGTCAGGTTACGTGTAGTCACGTTGTTAAACGAGACAATAACCCAGTTGTATGCGCCAGCTTCTGTGCCAGTTGAACCCGGAGGTGACGTGACAAGACCGACGATACGGAATGGAAGGGTAGCAGTGGTAGGACCAATGCTGGAGATGTAAGCCGCCGAGATGCCGTTGGCAGTGTTGCCGGAGC